TGTCGCCGATGATGTATGCAAAATTGAAGGAACTGATATGAGTATTGGCTACTGTCCTGCAGGCGGCTCGTTCCGCGATATTTCTAAGCATCTTCCAACGGAATTTTGTAACTCCTCTGGGCCATTAAAGGCACTATGGAGATCCGGGAAAGGTGAGTTGACAGAGTTCATCGGATCGTACCGGTCTGGAAAAGTGACAAACCATGCTAAACATGGTGGAGAGTCGATTTCACCTTTTGAAGGAGGAGTTTATACGGCACTATCCCCGTGCACGTTTGAGGGCATGTGTGGTGCACCAATTGTATCAAACAGCGCCGATCCTCTCATTCTCGGTATTCATTTAGGGGGCATTGCCGGACAACCAAAGGGATGCTTCGGTACATTGACCTACGAAGCCTACGAAATTGCCATGAAAGAAGTTACCAGTGGCCTCACTCGCACCAAGTTCTCATCACAATGCGGGTTTGAGAAGACCATCATGGACAAATCGTACCTTCTGGATGGTAAAACGAAAGCCAAGAGTCCCATAAACTTTTTGCCCGAGCGCGCCCAACTTCGATATTACGGGCCGTGCGTGGGGGCATCCACTTCGAAGAACATGGTGGTGGACCATGTCATTAGTCCTTCCATAGCCTTGGAGTGTGGAGCTCCCAACAAGTACATGGGGCCCAAGCTGTCGCCACAATGGGAACCATGGCAAAAATGTTTGGCCAACGTCGCGTTGCCTGCTTCTCAGTTCGATGATGCTTTACTTGACAAATGCGCCCACGATTACGTAGATCCACTCGTGGAGGTTGCAAAGATGCCCATATGGGCGGAAAGCACACCGCTCACTGAAAAGCACAACATAAATGGTATCCCAGGGATCAAATTCATTGATGCTATGAAAATCTCAACATCTGTCGGATTTCCATTGACCGGAAAGAAATCGCAATTTATTGTGGATCCTGACGACATTGGAAATAGATGTTTTACCGCCAACTTTCGTGACATGTTAGACACGTATGAGAATCAATTAGTGGCCGGAGAGAAGTTAAATCTACCGGCCAAAGCATGCATCAAAATGGAAGTCCTTGCCAAGCCAAAAGCGCGCATTTTCTATAGTTGTCCTATGGCATTGGTCGTACTTACGCGCAAGTATTTTTTGCCCGTTGCGCGTCTCATGCAAATGTATCCCGCTCTTTCGGAATGTGCAGTTGGCATTAATGCCCACAGTACCGAATGGGATGAACTTATTACGCATGCAACTTCGATGGGAAAGTCTCGCATTATTGCTGGAGACTATTCGAAATATGACCAAAAATTGCCATTGCAACTTATTGTCACTGCTATGAATTGCATGATAGAGATTGCAAGCCAAATGGAATATAGTCAGCGCGACATTGCCGTTATGCGTGGATTGATTTCCGAACTCGCAATGCCACTTGTAGCCTTTAATGGTGATTTAGTGGAATTTATGAGCGGGGGGTGGATATCAGGCACAGCTATTACTGTACATATAAATGGCATCTGTGGCGCTATCAATCAACGTTATGTTTTCTTTTCGTTGTATCCTGAGGCAGAAAGCTTTCGCGACCATGTCGTGCTTCTGACCTATGGCGATGATAACATTGGATCTGTTGATGAGGACCATACCGATTTCAACATTAGATCTATTTCAGAGACTTTGGACCAATATGGGCAAACGTACACTATGCCGGATAAAGAAAGTGAACTTGTCGAATTCCTACCTGAAAAAGATCTTGAATTCCTGAAAAGGAAATCTGTGTTCGTGCCCGAGCTGGGATGCGAAGTTGGTGCTCTTGTTGAGGACTCTATATTTAAATCGCTTCACTGTCGTGTGAAGGATAAAGCGAGCCCTTTGAGTGCCGACGAAGCTGCAGCCATAAACATCGATGGTGCACTCCGTGAGTTCTTCAATCACGGACGCGATGTTTATGAGGCACGACGAGCGCAGCTTAAAACTGTAGCTCAGCACCACAAAATAGGTCACCTGTGTCCTCACCTAGAGCTAGATTTCGATGACAGAGTATCTGTCTGGTTTTCGAATTATGGCACTGAAGAGGAACGCCTCAATCACCATGAGAGGGCCGAGAAGGCACGCAAAATTGGTGGCTCTATGGACGATCCGGAATCAGAAAACTTGGACTATCTGATTGATTGCGACATGGAGTAAGAGCACCCAAAAGGGATGCGTTGTTTAGCGCTTTGCTCGTTATGTCCAGACCCTGCCCTCCCGAATAGTTCTTACGGAGCGGCTGATAAATGAACTAACAAACAAAGTATTTATACACCCCACAATTCAAGTCAATCACGATGGATTTCGTGTGAGGAGTTCCAACCTCAAAGTGGAACGGCTGAAGGTCGAGTAGCTGTAGAAAGCGCCGAACTTAAGGCCAAGAGTGTGACGTTTAAGGATCGAGTCGAACCCTATATGTATAGTGTCGACACTAGTGTGGATGAAACACGTACATCACAGGATGCAGAAGCCTCTCCATTGGGTGAGTTTTTCTCGCGCCCAGTGAAAATTAAAGAGTACGAATGGGGCACAGGCACAACACTTGCACAATCGTTTAATCCTTGGGAATCGTTTTTCTCCCAAAAGAGAGTGGTCAACCGTATTACCAACTTTAAATTGATGAGAGCGTCTTTGAAGTTGAGAGTTTTGATAAACGGTAACGCCTTCCAGTATGGGCGTGCTTTAATGTACTACCGCCCAATGGCAAACCTTGATCAATTATCTACTGATTCAGCGCTTGTTTCACAAGATTTAGTAGCAGGATCTCAGTGTCCCCACATCTATTTAGACCCAAACACATCTCAAGGCGGAGAACTTATGTTGCCATTTTTCTGGCACAAAAATTACTTCGATGTAGTAGATGAAGATTGGGTTGATGCTGGGGCCATTTATTTGAGATCCTTGAATGCTTTGAAACATGCTAACGGAGCAACCGATCGTGTAACCATAACCATATTTGCTTGGTCTGATGACATCCATTTGAGCATGCTCACTTCCGTCGACACTGCAGGAATCATACCTCAGATGGGCGAAGTTGAAGAAGCCAATAAGAGTGGAATCATTTCAGGTCCCGCAACTATGGTAAGCAAAGTCGCAGGTGCTTTAGCAACAATACCTGCAATACGACCATATGCTTTAGCGTCACAAGCCGTCGCAAATACAGTGTCTAAAGTAGCTCGCATGTTTGGTTACTGCAAACCAGCCGTGACCAAGGCACCCGAGCCCTACAGACCTACACCGACAAGCACACTGGCATTAACAAATGTGCCAGATGTATCGCAAAAGCTAACAGTCGATCACAAGCAAGAGTTGACAATTGATCCTCGTATAAGTGGAATAGAATCCTCAGATCCAATGAATATTTTGTCAATTGCACAACGCGAATCATATTTAACAACTTTCTCATGGAATGTTGGAACCTCCCCTGACACGCTGTTATGGAACACTCGTGTTCAACCAGCGATGTGGGCAGAATCCGGTTCTACTGCATACCATATGACCGCAATGTGCGTTGCTTGCGTGCCCTTCCAGAAATGGACTGGGTCTTTGAAATTTCGTTTCCAGATAGTTGCCTCATCTTTTCATAGAGGTCGTTTGCGTTTCGTATGGGATCCACAAGTTATAGATTCCCCCAGTGATAATTTCAATGTTGTTAATTCAACTATAATTGATATCGCTGACGAAAAAGATTTTACGCTATCGATCGCTAATGGGCAAGCCTTTACATTTTTGGAGCACTTGGCTCCTGGAGACGATTCCGTCACCAACTGTTACAGTACCACTTCTTACACTGGAGTTATGGAAAACGCTGGCGTGCCAAAACACAATGGCATTCTTGGAGTGTATGTCCTAAACGAATTGACTGTGCCTAACAGCACGGCGAACAATGATATTGAAGTGAACGTATTTGTATCAGCAGGAGACGATTTCGAAGTAGCAGCACCACACGACTATTTCCAGCGCTTTGCATTTAAACCGCAATCCGGTTTGGTGGATGATCCATTGGAAGAAACATCAGAACCTTCCGCACCAATCCAGAGTTCTGCGATGAACATGCATGCATCGTCTGATGAAGATCCCAAGTTGAATATGGTATACATGGGGGAAGCAGTTGCGTCATACAGACCTTTATTGAAGCGATTTAACGCTTTTATGACGCGCGGCCCCCATTCCGCAGGTAACAGAGTTCTTGGAGGAACATTGCCCGCTTTTCCATTTCTGAGAGGCAATGTTGCTGGAGCTATAAACACCACGGGAATACCATCATCCTACAATTACTGTAATACGGTTTTACTGCATTGGATAGTCGCACCATTTGCAGGTTGGAGGGGATCGCTGCGTTGGAAGATCTTACCACGCGGCAATTTAGAATCGAGTCAGCCGATCACAATATATGCATCGCGCACTTATGCTGACATTAACACTAAGTATGAAGAAAGTTTCGTTGATCAAATCAATTATTCTGGACCCAACAGTGCCGCCGCTGCGGGAGTTATAGACTACCCGTATGCTTTGGGCGACATTCAAAGGGTTCCACCTGGTTCTTTCGGTTCTTGTTATACACACGGAGACGTGAATCCCACTCTTGAGGTAGAAGTTCCATTCTATTCGTCCTACCGGTTTGTTCCGGGTAAGATAGAAAACTTCACAACTGCCACTAGTAGAACAGTCACTGGACCATCTTTCGTGTACCGAATATATTGCAATGGTGAACCATCAACGATATTCGACTTTCATGTCGCAGCAGGAGACGACTTTCAAACTTATTTTTGGACTGGCATGCCACGTCTTTACTTTGAACCACTTAATCCTGCACCATAGGAAATTGACGAGCAATTTCCTTTACACAATTAACTCGCCCCATAATCTTACGGTAGAATGCGCCGTATAATAAACACAGAATCAAAAGAGGTTCTGGGCTAGTACAGGGGACTAGCTAGTATTCACACACCGTGCGGAATAGGCACCGCACGGTATAAAAATCAATAAATGTATATCACTGTAAAACAGCTAATGCTGTCGAAGGTGAAGAACTAGTAAGAGAAAGGACACTCTTGCAAGCCGAGGTTAGGTAAAAACCTTGATAAAACATCTCTAGCAGTGAGTATAACTGTTACCAGTCTGCAGTCGACTGGGGAGATAAGCAATCTTTTGAGAACACGCAATTATGCAGTTTCAATTTGTACCCATGTGGTTTTAAACCTTCCAAGGAAGGTGGATTTGCTCGTCTCCGTACGGGCTGCAAATTTAACTAGCTAGCGTCTTCTCGTTGCACACGTGCAAGCGGAGG